AATATTTCTTGATATATTAGTGCTAATTGACACTAAAACAAAAAAAGAGCTATATTTGAAAAAAAAGGGAACGTAGTGGACGCAAAAAAAAATAAAAGCGATTAATAAAAAAAATGTCAATTAAACACAAAAAAAACAAAAAACATGCCAATACCATTAGCATTAGCAGCAGCAGCAATACCAGCAATAACAGACCTGGTAAATAGCGGTAGTACATTATATACTAACGCACAAAACAGACAATTCAGTCAACAAATGTATGACAGACAAAGAGCAGATGCATTAACAGATTGGGATAAACAAAATAAATATAATAGTCCAAGTCAACAAATGCAGAGATACAAAGAAGCGGGATTAAATCCAAATCTTATATATGGGCAGATGTCTAATTCAGCAGCAATTAGAAGTACCGATATGAAACACCCCGACTTTGTAGCACCTAAACTACAAAACACAGGACAAGTAATGAATAATTACATAGATCTAAAATTAAAGGAACAACAATTATCTAATGATAAACAATCAGGGGAATTATTAAGACAACAAACAGAAGGTAAAAAGCTAGAAAATCAAAATTTAGTAGATCAATCACCATATATTGCAGAAGAAAAATTTCAAAGAAGTAGATTAACTGGACAACAAGTTGAAAACGTAATGGCTGATATAAGGAATAAAGAAAATATAAACCCATTACAACAAGACCAAATTAGGTCACAATTACAGACCTTATCACAGAATAGAAAATATCAAGCTATATTATCAGACCAAAAAATAGGACTTAATAAATTATTAAGCCAAACAATGGAACAAGCAATAAGATTAAAAGGAAATCAATTTGAGTTAGATAAATTAAGTAATGAATTATCAAATACATTAAAAAAACGTATGATTCAAGCTGGATATAAACCAGAACAATTTAGTACAAACGAAATTACAGACTTATTAAAAATATTATATTAATGAAAATATTTTGTATATATTACAGAGGAATGGTTATAATAAAAAACCAAACATTAGAACACGCTTTAAAATTATTAGAGCGTTCAGAAAATCTTACAATAGGTATACAATTAAATAACAATTAAAAATTAAAACAATGAGATCACGTAGAAGCTACGGAAAACGTCGTACAAGTTCTTACGGACGTAAAAAACATGGTGGATATCGCCATGGAAAAGTAAAAAGAACATATTATGTATCACGCGGTGGAATCCGCCTTTAAAACAAAAAATTATGGCACAAAACTTATTTAACAGCATTCAGCTGATTAAACCGAAAAAAAACGTCTTCGATTTAACGCATGACGTAAAGTTATCAACAAACATGGGGCAATTAACCCCAATTCTTACACTAGAATGTGTACCAGGAGACAAAATCAATCTATCTTGTGAAAGCCTTATTAGGTTTGCACCAATGATAGCACCAGTAATGCACAGAATGGACGTAACAATGCATTATTTCTTCGTACCAAATCGTATATTATGGAACAATTGGGAGAAATTCATTACAGAACACAATTCAGAACATGTAGCACCTTACTTAAGTGTACAAACGGGAACATATACCGCCGCACAATTAAAAATGATGGACTATATGGGTATCCCACCTATTCCAGCTGGCGGTACAACTACAAACGTAAGTGCCTTACCATTTGCGGCATATCAAGCAATTTGGAACGAATATTATCGTGATCAAAACTTACAAGCACCATTAGATTATAAATTAACAGACGGGGATAACAATGTAGACGCAACAAGTAGAGCAAAATGGACAACATTACGTAACAGAGCATGGGAACACGACTATTTTACAGCTTCATTACCTTTTGCACAAAAAGGAGCAGCAGTAGATATACCTATTGGAACATTACAAGGAGATACACGTGTAACATGGAATAATGATGAAAATCCAAATAGTTTTGTATATGTTAATGGCACAACTTCTGGTGGTTCTACATCTACAGGTTTAGTAGGTTCTACTAATCCTATAAATTTAACATCAGAACCTGGAGCAACAAGTGCATTAATAGCTAAAACATCAGAAACAGATGTAGAACCAGCAACAATTAACGATTTACGTAGAGCATTTAGATTACAAGAATGGTTAGAAAAAAACGCTAGAGGCGGTACAAGATATATTGAAAATATCTTAACACACTTTGGAGTTAGAAGTTCAGATAAAAGATTACAAAGACCAGAGTATATTACTGGAGTAAAATCACCAGTAGTAGTGTCAGAAGTATTAAACACAACTGGACAAACAGACGGATTACCACAAGGTAACATGGCTGGACACGGAATTAGTGTAACAAGTGGAAAAAGCGGTAGTTATTATTGTGAAGAACATGGTTATATTATCGGTATCATGTCAGTAATGCCAAAAACAGCTTATCAACAAGGTATTCCACGTACATTCTTAAAAACAGATTCATTAGATTATTTCTGGCCAACATTTGCAAACATTGGAGAACAAGAAGTTAAAAAAGAGGAATTATACGCATATACAGCAAACGCACAAGATACATTCGGATACGTACCACGTTATGCCGAGTATAAGTACATGCCAAGCCGTGTAGCAGGAGAATTTAGAACATCATTAAACTACTGGCACCTAGGTCGTATATTTAGTACAGAGCCTAGTTTAAATAGCACATTTGTAGAATGTGATCCAACTAAGCGTATTTTCGCTGTTGAAGACCCAGCTACAGACGTATTATACTGTCATGTATTAAATAAAATACAAGCAGTTAGACCAATGCCAAAGTATGGAACACCAATGGGAATCTAATGTCAACAAAGTGTATAACACCATATTATGTACAAGATAAGTTCACTGGAGACTACATACCAGTGCCATGTAGCAAATGTCCCCCATGTATGAAAAGGAGGACTAGCGGTTGGAGTTATAGATTGGTAAAAGAGGGCGAACGTTCTAGTAGTGCATTATTCGTTACATTAACATATGATACGGAATACGTACCAATAACAGAAAAAGGATATATGAATCTTGATAAACAAGATATACAAAAGTTCTTTAAACGTTTAAGGAAACTATCTAACACAAAAATAAAATATTATGTTTGTGGAGAATATGGAACTAAAAAGATGCGCCCCCATTACCATATCATCTTATACAATGCAAACCAAGAAATGATACAAAAAGCTTGGTCGTTAGACGGAAAACATTTAGGTAGTGTACATATAGGCCAAGTAAACGAAGCAAGTATAGGATATACATTAAAATACATGACAAAAAAGGGAAAAATACCATTACATTATAATGATGACCGACAAAAGGAGTTCAGCTTAATGTCAAAAAGATTAGGAGATAATTATATAACAAAACAAATGATAAAATGGCATAAACAAGATTTGGAAAAACGTATGTATGTTAACATACCAGATAACAAAAAAATAGCAATGCCAAGATATTATAAAGATAAAATATATAATGAAATAGAAAAAGATAAAATAGCTATGTATTTAAAAAACATAGCAGAACAAGACACAGCAGAATTACAAGAACAATTAGGCGAAACATATGAAAAAGTTATGGTTGAAAGACATATACAACAATTCAAAAAAATGTATAAAGACGCCGAAATAGGTAGACATTATGAAACAAATTAAACATAAAATCATGAGAAATGTTAAAAACTCGTTAAATTACGATTATACAGAGCAACAAGGAGAAGTAAATCAATTACCTTCGATGACAATACCAGACCAAACAATGTCAATAAGAACAATAGTAGATAGATATACAAGAGGATTACCTGTATCTGCATTTACACCAGTATACGAGGGAGAGGAATTTATTCCCGACCCAAAAACATTAGATTTAACAGAACGCTATGAATTAGCGGAACAAATAAAACAAGAAGTGGAGAGTATTAAGTCTCGCCAATGGAAAAAACCACAAAATGTTGAAAACAGTGTGGAAAACTTAAAAACAGACGTTGAAAACGTACCGATTTAAAAAATCGGTGCGTATGCAACGTAAGACAAGCGCAGCGCGTCAGAAACAAAAAGCACTAATATTCCTTGATATATTAGTGCTAATTGACACCAAAGCAAAAAAATAGAGCTATATTTGAGGAATTAGGGAACGCAGTGGACGACAAACGTAAAATAAAAGCGATATATTAGCTGAGTCAATTAAAAACAAAAAAACAAAAAATAAAAAGCAATTATTATGTCAGCAGCAGCATTCCTACCAGTAGTAGGAGATATTATAAACACAGCAAGTACATTATATACAAATGCACAAAACAGAAAGTTTAGTGAAGAAATGTACGCAAGACAAAGAGCAGACGCATTAACAGATTGGGACAAACAAAATGCATACAATAGTCCAAGTCAACAAATGCAGAGATACAAAGAGGCAGGTTTGAATCCAAACCTTATATATGGGCAGATGTCTAATAGCCCAGCTATTAGAAGTACCGATATGAAACATCCAGACTTTGTAGCACCTAAATTACCAAACATAGGAAACGTAATGAACAATTATGTAGATTTAGAATTAAAAAAGCAACAATTATCTAATGACAAACAAGCTGGAGAGTTATTACGACAACAAACAAAAGGTAAAGAATTAGAAAATCAAAATTTAATCGACCAAACGCCTTATATAGCAGAAGAAAGATTTCAAAGAAGTAGATTAGTAGGACAACAAGTTGAAAATATAATGGCAGATATTAGAAATAAAGAAAATATAAATCCATTACAACAAGATTTATTAAGGTCACAATTATCAACTTTACAAGCAAATAGAAAATTTCAAGCATTAGATTATAGTCAAAAAGTTAGAATGAATGATGTCATTAAACAATCATTAAATCAAGCAATGAGATTACAAGGAAATAAATATGAGTTAGATAAGTTAACTAATGAAATGGAAAATAAAATTAGAGGAAAAACAATATTTCAAAGTCCAGAACAAAAAGAAGATTTATTAAAAA